TCATCATCTTGTCAAGCTTTTATTTGTTCAACACATATTTGTGCTTGACAAACTGGTCTTATCCTGTTATAATAGGGTTCATAGTTTTCTCTCACTTGATATACAATAACTTTATCAGAGAGAATAGGTTGAAGTTGCAGATTAAGAAACAGTTTGAGCATTATCTATCACCTGATATGGTCAAGAAGTTGCAAGACAACCCTAGTCTATTGAAACTAGGTGGTGAAACGAGAGAGTTGACTTTTCTATTTTGTGACATAAGAGGATTTACACCTATCTCAGAAAAATATAAGAAAGACCCACAAGGATTAACAAGACTTATCAATTCATTTCTAACACCCATGACAGACATCATATTAAAATCAGGTGGCACGATTGACAAGTACATGGGAGATTGTATCATGGCGTTCTGGAACGCACCGCTAGACTGTGCCGATCATCAAAAGAAGGCAATACTTGTAGCAAAAGATATGAGAGAGAGAATGAAGAAGTTAGACTTAGGTTTTAACATAGGTATCGGTATCAATAGTGGTACTGCTGTCGTAGGTAACATGGGTAGTGACCAGAGATTTGACTATTCTGTATTAGGTGACGCAGTTAATCTAGCAAGTAGATTAGAAGGTCAAAGTAAAGACTTCAACACAACGATTGTAATAGGTGAAGACACATACAAAGACGCAAAGGAATTGCATAAAAGAATGTACAAATTAGGTAGTGTAACCGTCAAGGGTAAATCAAATAAGGTTAAGATATACTCAATTAAATGATATAAATAGTAGTATGGCAACAGTATTTGATAAGATATTAAACACTACAACAGGTCCTAAGTCATACGATTGGTACAGAAAAAAAGTAGGCTCAATGACTACACCTGGTGCAAGAAGTTTAATAAGCAAAGGTAAAGCAACGTTAAGACCTAAGTATGGTATTATGAATCTTTTTGGTTATGACCCTAAACACAAAGATAGACTACCTTACTATGATACGTTTCCTTTGATACTGCCTTTAGAACCAGCACCCGGTGGTTTTATAGGATTAAACTTTCATTATTTACCGCCTCTTGCAAGAGTGTCGTTTTTAAGAAGTTTAGCAGGAAGTGCTTCAGATAACAAATTTGATAAGAAGACTAGATACAATATTAAATGGAAAAATAATACGTTTATGAAAAAAACAGCAAAAAGATATTTGTTCAGTAATGTTAGAACATCATTCTTGAGCATACCAGCAGATGAAATGGCAATTGCAATATTTCTACCTGTAGCAAGATTTAAAAAAGGAAGTCCGTACTAATGGCAATATTTAAACTAGGTAAAAGAATAGGACCTTTTGATATATCAGGTGGTCTATCAAGAGGTGATTTCAAGTCTAGTGCTATGCACAAAACGGATAGAGATCCTAGATTTAAAACTCAGGCTAATACTGAGAATACGATTGGTCGTTTCAGAGCGGCGATGGCTTCAGCAGAAGGTTATGCTAGACCAAATAGATTTGCCATAAGATTATTTCCACCTACTAGTTTACTTCAAGAAATTAAATTACAAAACTCTACTACAAATAGAGAAGGTCAAGTGTTAGATAATGAAATGTATAACGGTGATGGACAAGTACAATCTTATGCTAGTGGAGTTTTAAGAAAACTAACTCAGACTTATGGTAGACAGATTAATATACATTGTGATAGTGTGACAATGCCTGGTAGAGATTTAACACAGCAAGAAGTTCAATACGGTACAGATGTTAAAAGAAACATGGTTCAAGCACATACTTACGAGGGTAATATAACAGCAACTTTCTATGCAGACAAGTATATGAGAGAAAGAACATTTATGGAGGCATGGCAAAACATATGCGTTGATCCTGTTTCACATACAGCAGGTTACTATGATGACTATGTTGGTAAAATGCATATATATCAACTAGCTGCAGATAGTGAAATTGGTAGAGATATGCCAAGTTATGCTATTGAGGCAATGGATGTTTATCCTGCTACAATAGGTGTACAAGAATTAAGTTATAGTGCAGAAGGAATTGCTAAAGTGACTGTTCAATTTGCATATAAACAATGGCGTAATTTAGGATCAGAAACTTCAGGTATAGATTTTGGTCATTCTATGCAAACAGCCGCTGATGTTAAGTCAAGAACACCTGGAATATTAGATAGATTACCACCTTCTCTAACAAGAGGTGCAAAAGGTGTGCTTAGTCAGGCACGTACAGTACTAAATCCAGTAGGAAAAATATTTAAGGGGAAAGTATTCCCACCATTTACATAATAACTATATAATAAGGAGAAAATATTATGGCACTACCTAAACTGACAACTCCAACATTTGAGTTGGAAATACCATCAACGGATGAAAAGATTAAGTATCGACCGTTTTTAGTAAAAGAAGAAAAGATACTTATGATGGCTATGGAAAGTAAGAAGAATCCTGACATAGTTCAAGCTGTGAAAGATATTGTGAGTGAGTGTACTTTCAACAAAGTAAATATGAGTGATTTGCCTATGTTTGATGTTGAATATATATTTTTACAGATAAGATCAAAGTCTGTTGGTGAAGTTTCTAAACTGAAACTATTATGCCCAGATGATGGTGTAACTTATGCTGACATAGAGTTAGATTTAAATGAGGTTAAAGTACAAGTGGGTGACGATCATACTAATAAGATTGCCTTAGATAACGGCATGGGTATGATTATGAAATATCCTACTATTGATTCATTTAAAGATAGTGGTATACAAGATATTAATGCTACAAATATGTTAGAAGTAATTAGTGGTTGTATTCAACAAATATATGAAGAAGAAGGTAAGAAGACATATGATCCTAAAGATCAGACACAAAAAGAGTTGACTGATTTTATTGAACAGTTGACTACTAAACAGTTTCAAAATGTTCAAAGCTTCTTCGATACTATGCCTAAGTTAAAACATACTGTTACGGTTAAGAACCCGAAGACTAAAAAAGAGAGTGAAATAGTATTAAGTGGACTAAACGATTTTTTCGTATAGCCCTTTCACATGATAGTTTAGAGAATTATTATAGTACAAACTTCTCTCTAATGCAACATCATAACTATTCTCTTTCAGACTTAGAGAATATGCTACCTTGGGAAAGGGAAATATATGTAGATATGTTAATCACATATATTAAAGAAGAAAACGAAAAACAACAAAGAGAAAACGCAAAAGGATAATAACATGGATTTTAATAACGATGGCAAGATAAGTTTTTGGGAGATGTTCCCTTATTGGTTTGATAAATTAAGAATATTCCCAAGAGTATTCATATCTGTTTACATCTATATGTTTTATAATGTAGCAAATTGGTTTATGTTACTACCTGAGCCTAACAACGCACAAGCAGGTCTAGTATCTGTCGTAGTGGGTGCTGGGGCAGCATGGTTTGGTTTATATGTCAACTCAACAGGCAAAGGCGTTGAAACAATAAGTAGAAACGAGAGAGTTGTTAAGTCAACGAAGAAGGAACAAATAGGATAACATGGCACTAGGTACACCGTCATTAGCAGGAATGCAATCAGCCGTAGGGTTTAAATCAGACTCTAAGGCATTAGGTTCTTCTGTAAGAGCTACTAGAGATGTACAAAAGGTTCTTAAAAAAGAAGTTGCTTCACCTTTACAAGATATGTCTAAATTCTTTGCAAGTATTGATAAGAATATTATAGAGGTAGCAAAGAAAGTTGGTGAGACCACAGGTATTTCTAAATTGATGGCTAAAATCATGGGTGATGATTTAAAAATATCAAAAGCTCAAGCAGCGAGAGATAAGAAAGCAAAAAGTATAGGTAAAGCAAAATCAGGTAAAGTAGAAGCTGAAGACACAGGATCTTTTGCTAAAGATATAATTGATACTTTGAAAGAATCATTTAAAGACTTAGTACCTAAAGAATCTTTAGGTGACTTAACAAAAATATTATTACTTGCTACAGGTGCTGCAGTACTTATTAAATTTGCTGATAAGTTTAAAAAGGTTCTTGCACCAGTATTAGAGTTTCTTTTTGAAACATTGATACCAGGATTTAAAGAATTAGTTGCTACCATAAATAAAAGTCCTACTGGTTTTTTAGGTATAGGGGGAGTTGCTATATTGGCAACTACAGCAGTTTCAAGATATGGTGCTAGTGTAAGAGGTTTTTTCACAGGCATAATCAAAGGTTTAGGTAAATTAAGAGTTGATATGGCTAAAGAGTTTGCTAGAGTATTCAAAGCAATATCACCTAAAAGAATACAAACAATTGTTAAAGCAGTAGTGGCACCTTTGTCAAAAATAGGAGCATTTCTTGGCAATTTAGGTAAAACAATCGGTGGTGGGGCGAAAGCCATAGGTAAACTTATACCGTTTGTAAGTAAATTTGCAAGTATTGGTAAAACCTTTCTTAGATTCTTAGGTCCTGTTGGTCTTGTGATACAAGCATTTGTAGGACTATTTTCAGGTATAACAAGAGCAGTAGCTACATTTAAAGCAGGTGGTAGTATATTTGCTGTTATAGGTAGTTTCTTCTCTGGTATATTTGACGCTCTAATTGGTTCAGTAGTAAATCTATTGGCAGATGTATTAGGATTCATTGTTAAGAAACTAGGTTTTGAAAAACTAGGCGAGATGATAACAAATATTGATTTTACAACTGATGGAATAGGTAGAGCTATCGTAATGGTTGTTGATAAGATAAAAGGTGCATTTAATGCTATTGTTGACAATTTAAAAGGTATGGCTAATTCTATTATTAAAAAACTAAACTTAATACCAGGTGTAAATATTGCGTTGTTTGAAACAACATCAATGAAAAAAGAAAAAGAAGAAGGTACTAGAGGTAGTGAGGGTACTAACATGGCTGAAGACCTTGCCTTAAATGAACGAGCAAGATTACAAGGTAATGAGAAAAGACTGACACAAACAACAGGTACAACTGTCACTGCTATTGGTGATACGACTACTGAAAAGTTTAACTTCAAACAAGAGAAGGCTAAAGTGTTGAAGGCAGAACAAGAAAAGTTAGCAACACAAAAAGCACAAACAAGAGCATTAGGAAATATTAATGCAATAAATAACTCTAAAGGTCCTACTACTGTGAATCAAACATCGGTTCACTCTAACGGAGAACCTGCAAGTGACCACAACGATATGACAGCTAGACATTTAGCATCAGCGTATGCTTAACAATTAACAATAGAATGGATATAATATGGATTTAGACTTCGCCGCACAATTGATGAAATTATGGCCTATCTTTTTAGGTTTTATAACACTAGTGATAGTGCTTGCTAAAATGCACGCTACAATACAAGTGTTAGAGGAAAAAGTAAAAGTCGCATTTACATTAATCAATAAGTTAAATGATCGTAAGTAAACTATTCGAGGCAACATGGTTCGTATTGAGTTGGGTTATGTTAGGATCAGTATTCGTTTATGAGTATGCTAGGTGCATTACCCTTTCTGTTTTAAATGCTTTTCAGTCCATATATCGAAGATAATATTTCTATTATCACACCATTTACGAGCAGACGCAAACTTATCCTTATTCATATGATAGGTTTTGAGTTCATACAGTACAGTTGATTTCTTTTTACCTTTACCACCAGTAGGTGGTCGCATATCTTTGCTAGGTTTTACTTCTATTAGATGAGTTCTTAACTTGCCATCTTTAGTTCTTACCTTAATTAGAAAGTCTGGGAAATACCTACGCACCTTCTTAGTCATGCTGTCATAGTATGGTATGACAACTTCTTCACTTGCCCAACCTACTACACTCGGATTGATATCAAAATATTTCATACATCTACGTTCCCACATTGAACGGTATATTATATTAGTGTTATCACCTATGTATTTGCTAGGGTTCTGAGGGGTGAATTTACCTTTGTATTTTTGTTTTCTTTCATTCATAACATATAAATAGTATTATAACTATTTAGTAAGGAAACAATGGGAAATTTATTCAATTCATTAAACAAGTTAAAAAGCAATATATTCGGTGGTCCTGGTAATACAGGTTTCACTAAACCACCTGCTGTTAGAACTGCTAAACTTGGTATTACTGATACACCAACTAGTCTTCTTGAAGTTGACCCATTAGCATTTGCAGCTTACTCATATCCTCGTGATGTAACTAACAATGTTCAGAACGGACATTATATGTTATTTTATGTCAACGTACAGAATAAAACAAAATTTGGTTATACAAATCCTGATGGTGAGGCATTACCGACTACAAAATTTATTACCGAAAGAATAAAGAAAAAAAATGTTATAGGTAAAGATGTTCGTACTGGTGAAGATATTTTTGGACCAGACACATTTGTTAATAAAACTACTGAATTAAAAGGTGAAAGTTCAGGTGTACAAAGAAGAAAAATTGGTAATGCAAATAAGAAATTTGGCTCAAAGATACAAGGTTTAGGTGGTATTGCTGATGGTTCAATACGAAAATCAGATCGAACAGGTATTGCTGCAAAAGCAAATACAACAACAAGAATTTCAGATTCAGTTGCCATTTATCTGCCCCCTAATGTAAAAGATACATTATCAGCAACTTACAATGACTCAGCAACAGGTATGATAGGATTTGCTGCTGCCGCTGGGTTAGACTTTTCTAGTGCCGTAGGTGCTAAAGATTATGACTCTGCTGCAAAAGCACTTTTAGGAGGTGCAGGTACAGTTATGGTTGAGGGTGCTAAAAGAAGTTTAGCTGCAATTGCAGAAACATTAGCAGGTGCAGAGGGTGCTACAGGACTAGTGAATAGGGCATTTGGTCAAGCAGATAATCCTTACATAGAGGTACTATTTGAATCAATGGGTGTTAGAGAGTTCACTTATAACTTTACATTTGCACCAAGAAACGAAGAGGAAACAGCTGACGCACAAGCAATTATACAACTATTCAGATTTCATATGGCACCTGAATTACAAGGTGGTCAATCAAGATTTCTAACGTTGCCGTCAGAGTTCGATATACATTATATGTACATAGGAAAAGATGGTACAAATAGTGAGAATGATTACTACAATAAGATTGCAACCTGTGTGTTGACAACTTGTGATGTAGATTATACACCTGGCGCAGTAAAATCATTTGCTGATGGTGCTCCTACACAAATCACTATGAATTTAACATTTAAAGAAACAGAAACATTAACTAAAGACAAAGTTAATAAGGGATATTAATCATGTCATTTTTTAGTAGATTCCCATTACTCGCATACGATATCAAAAATACAGAGAATTATAAGGTATTACCAGATATACTAAGACGTGTTAAGTTAAGAACAACTATAAAAGGATCAACATTGTTATTTGACACTTATGATGTCAAAGATGGAGAGAGACCTGAAGATGTTGCGTTTAAGTGGTTCGGTGATGCTGAGTTGCATTGGGTTATTCTTATGACAAATAACGTATTAGACAGATATTATGACTGGCCAATGAGTCAACAACAACTTGAAGTATTTCTTAAAGACAAATATTCAAATCCTGACGCTATACATCATTATGAAACGCCAAGAACAAGTGGGCGTACAACAGGTCAAGGACCTTTTGATTACTCTCATTTAGTAGAGGTCAATTCAGACACAGATAACGCCTCTAGTATATCAAACAGAGAATTTGAAGAAAGAAAACAAGATCAAAAAAGATCAATTAGATTATTAGACAAGAGATATTTACCAGACTTCATTGACGAGTTTAATAATTTAGTAAACGGATAATATTATGGTAGCAATCAAACATCCAGATACTCAGGATAAGGCAGGTGATTTTAATCTCTCACATATAGACCTAATTAATCACAATGGTAAGGCCTTAGATATAAAATATATTCAGATAGAGTTAAACATCTATGAATCCATCTATAAGAACGCAGTCACAGGCACAGTAGTTATAACAGACGCAAAGAATCAGATAGGTAGACTTCAAATTCAAGGTATAGAACGTATAGCATTTAAACTTTTCACAGCTGGAACGCACAAAAAACAAGACATATTGGATGCCAGCGTAGAAACGGGTGAACCTTTTCATGTATATAAACTTACAGATAGAAAACTAATTGGCCCAGGCACAGTATCATACACACTACACTTTGCAAGTCGTGAGTTTATGAGAAACCTGCGTACAAAGGTCAGTCAAGCATATCAAAGCAGATTAGATTTCATGGTACAAAGAATACATACAGACAAAGAATACCTAGACAGTAGAAAACCACTTAAATTTGAACCTTGTGGTAACTCAGACAAAATAGTTATACCTAACTTACGTCCATTTGACGCAATACAGATGATTGCCAACAAAGCAATGCCAGAGAAGTCAGGTGGTGTCGGGTACTTCTTCTATGAAACAACTAAAGCATTTCATTTTCGTAGTTGGGAGAGTATGGTAACGAAGAAGGGTTCAGAGATGAGAACACCTAAACAAGTATTCTACTCTATGCCATTAAAACACAAAGATGAAACTATCGCCAATAAGATAGAGCATGATTATAGAAGTGTACAATCATTTCGTTTCATTAACAATTTCCATGATGTTGCAGCCAATACAGCATTAGGCACATACGGTCATAGAGTGATAACGCATAATCTATTTGATAAGAGTTATAATATCAAAGACTATAACTATCACGATAAGTATGGCGACACGAAGCATACAGACTATACAAATGTCGCAGATAAAGATTCAAGAAAGACAGCTGTTGCGTCAAGTCCCGTTGACTATGATAATCAAAAGAATGTATCAGACTATCCTGAGTCAAGAACATCATTACAATCAACAACACAGTTTTTACATAACTCTAAAGAAGGTGGATACGGCATAGACGTAGAACAAGACGGTATTAAGAAAGGTGAACGTATATCTCAATATAATCAGATTATACATGGCACAACTCTTAAGCTTGTCGTTAAAGGTCAATCCTACCTTGAGCCTGGTGATATGATAGAATTCAGAATAAGACCTATTGATGCTGATAGTACAGGTCCAGAAGAAGATCAGAGATATGGTGGTCAATATATCATTACAAAGATAAGACATCAAGTGACTGGTGATGAGTATGTAATGGTACTTGAATGTGCTAAAGATTCAGTAGTTCAACCATCAAACGTTGGCGATCCCGATCATAAGATCACACAAGGGGTGGCAGAGTTATATGATCTCTATGATGACGGCGCACCCCCTACAAACACAGGAGCATTAAGACACGGATAGATCCTCAAAGTATCACGAAGTTTACAAGAATTTTTTTATGAATAGACACTTTAGTATAGATCCGAAGATAGACGAAGGGACATCTAAGTTCTTTAAT